GGTAGAACTCCTGAAGGAAGATTATTATATACAGATGAAACTCCATTTGGAGATAAACTTGCAATTCAATTTTTACACTTAGGAGAAGCACTTGCACCTTCTTACAGACAATACCAAAGATTAGGTCAAGCTGCTTTTGGAACTCCAACTAAAAGAGGAGATGAATTAGAAATAGGTCCAGAGCTTGGTGGACTTATTGGATTTAGAGCAATTAAAATTGATCCATTAGATAGTATGGGTTTTAAAATTGCTGAGTATCAAGAAGGTATTCGTAATGCACGAAGAGAATTTACTGGTGGTTATTTTGGATTATTAAGAGGTGGACCGATTAAAGCTAATGATGTTATAGAAAGATTCTATGAATCTAATAAAGCAAGATTTAATGTGCAAAGAGAAATGTATAAAAATTTAAATGCTGCTAACATACTTGGTGTTGAAGATAATCAATTGAAGCAAACATTTAAAGAAAGACAATTAAGCGATAAAACATTTAATGCTTTAAGACAAGGTAGATTTGAACCTTACTTTCCATCTGAAGACATTGAAAAAAGATTTAAAGAGATTGCAGATAATCTTGGTGACATAGATGTATTTAAAGAAATTAAATCTGACCTAAGAGAAATGCAAAGAGATATGAAACAAATAAATTTAGATGAGCCATTTGATATAGATTTAAATGACTATTTAGAACAAGGACCAAGCATAGCAGAAAGTCTTGGTCTTGGTAACATTGGCCAAACACCAATGCCTAATCAACAAATTATTCAGACATCACAGATTCAGGCTCCAGGGGTCTTAACTGCCCAAGGATTGACTCCTGTAGAGAATGCTTTATTATCTGAAGAAGAAAAACAAATTCGTTTAAGACAAAGAGGACTTGCTTAATGAAACAGCCCAAGACAACAGGTGAACATATCATAGATATCCAAGGCCATATTAAAGGTGTAAAAAGAGAAGTTTATCACTTAAAAATTACTCAAGAACATATGCATAAAGATATTGATAAATTGGGCGGTCAGATAGATAAAATCTATTGGGTTATCTTAGCAGCGGTGGGGGCTGTTGCACTTGAAATATTTATTTTATTTGGTACTAATTTAGTATAAAGAAAGAATTAAATATGAAAAATGGATTACTAGTCCATAAGCATCTTATAGTTAGAGCAGAAGCTGTAAGACCTCCAATGGATGAAGAAATATTAACTAATTGGCTAAAAGATTTTATTGATTCTATCAATATGAAAGTATTGATGGGACCATATGTTAAATATCATAACGTACCAGGAAACCGCGGTATAACAGGTGCAGCAATTATTGAAACATCACATATTGTTATGCACGTCTGGGATGAAGTTAATCCAGCGTTAATGCAATTTGATGTTTATTCTTGTGGTGAATTTGATCCACATCAAATATGTGATAAAATTAGTAAAGATTTTGATATAAGAAAGATAGAATATAAATATTTAAATCGCGAAACAGGACTTGTAGATTTATAAAAAATAACTATATTACTGTTGGATGCACAATAACGTGGTCCACAAATCTTGCTTAAACTAAGGAGGTTTTATGACAGCATTAGATTTAATAAATAAGTTCAATAAAGACGTTTGGAATCATTCAGACAAAATGTTTGGTGATGCGTTTGATACTATCTTTGATAGTTGGTCAAAAGCACAATCGTTTCCATTTTACAATGTAGTAAAATATGGAAAAGGTGAATACGGCATTGAGTTAGGACTTGCAGGCTTCAATAAGAAGAATGTTAAAGTTGAATACAAAGAAGGCGTATTAACTGTTTCGGGTCAAGTTGAAGACCAAGAAAAAGACTACATTGAAAAAGGTTTAGCAGCTAGAAAATTTTTCAAACAATTTGCTTTACACGATAAAGCAGTTGTTAATGATGCTAAGATGGAAGATGGTGTATTAACAATCAAATTAGGTGTTAATGAACCAGAAGAAATCAAACCTTTAGAAATTAAAATTAAATAATTATTTTGGGGTGGTTTCGATCACCCCACAATAATAACCTACCGCAGGCAAACCTTCTATTAAATTAATATTATATTTATCTAGATGAACTAATTTGTTCATATACCAATCTTCACAAGATTCTTTTATTTTATATTCTTTATACTCAAGCTCTCCTGTAGATAATAAAAACAATACTGTTATTATTTTTATATCCATTGTTTAAAACCTTCATCCATTATAGTATTTGCTATATCAACTTTATTACGTAAAGCTTTTACAATACGTTCATCAATAGTATCTTGAGACATTATATCAATATAAGTCATTTTTTTAGTTTGACCTATTCTATCAATTCTTGCTTCAGACTGTTGACGTTTCTCTAAATCATAACCATTAGAAAAATAAATCATATTACTTCCAGCGGTTAATGTAATTCCATAACCACCTGTATGAGTAGTACCTACAAAGAATCTACATTTATCATCTGTTTGAAATCTTTTTATATTTTTTGATCTAGCATCTGTATCTGTAGCACCATAATAATCTACAACAGATTCTTCACCATAAACTTTTTTAATTTCTGCAATAATTCTTCTTACATCATGAGTGTAGTGAGACCAGATAATAGTTTTACCTTCAACGTTTTCTAATATGTTCATTAATTCAGCTAATCTAGAACAAGGTAAATCTTTTATAGTGCCATCATCAGCTGTAAAATGACCACAAGTTATTTGATGAAGTCTCATTAATTGAGTCATAACTGTTGCAGATGATTGCATCTTGCCATCTAAAAAAGCAATTGCTTCTTTTTTCATTTGTGTATATACTTTTTGCTGTTCTTTTGTAAGTTCAACATAATGTTTAACATAGGTTTTTTCCGGAAGATCTAAACAATCTTCTTTTAATATTCTTTTTGAAAATGGTTTTATTTTATCTGACAACTCAGACAGGTTTCGATATCCCACTACTATCTCAACTCTTCGACCTTGTACTTCGATTTTTCTAGTAACAGCATATCTTGCTTTAAAGGTCCAATAAGAATCATGCCCCAGGAGCCAAGGATCAAGAAATTGACATTGAGAAAATAAATCTAATGGAGATTTAGTTACAGGAGAACCTGTAAGTATTCTTCTATACTTAGCATGATTTCTTAAAGCTAAAATATTTTTAGTTCTATTTGATGTTGGAGTTTTAATAGTTGTTGATTCGTCAATTGCAATCATAGCCTTATGGCAAGATAAAAATTTGTATGCAAACTCAGCGCCATTACCAGAAGAGAAAGCTTCAACGTTCATAATTAAAATATGAAAGTCTAAACCTTGTTCAAATAAAGTATTTAATAATTGTTTTTGTTTTGCAGATTTATCTGATGTTTTCCATAACACCATTTTTTTATAGATATGATCAGGAAGATGTGTTGGTATCTCCTGATCATACCAGTTCTTATATACACCTTTAGGTGCAATAAGTAGGAGGCCATTTATCTGGCCTTTATCATAAAGCATTGCGGCATTATCTAATAATACCTTTGATTTACCAGTACCCATTTCCATGAAGTACGCAAAATTTTCTTTATCCCAAGATGCTTCTAATGCATCTAATTGATGTTGATATGGTTTTGTTTTAAATTTATAATTCATATGTATTTACTTTTCTTTCTAAATGTTATAGTATACTAAAAAAGAAAAACAGTCAATATGCAAATTGGTAATTCAGTTCAAAGAACTTCAACTCCTAATAGTAATAAGGTTTATTTATTACAAGATATTCCTATAGATAGAGATACAGGACAACCTAAATATAATATTATGGGTGCTAGAAAGTATGGCGAAATTAAGATTATGTTTAGAGCATTAGAACAAATAATGTTTTCACCAGGACCATTTATATTTTCTATTAGACAAAAATTAAAAGATTTTACAGAAAATGATTACTTATTATTAAATGGTGATCCTGCAATTATTGGAGTTACTTGTGCAATAGCATCAGAAATAACTCATGGAAAATTTAAGTTATTAAAATGGGACCGTCAAGAAAAAACATATTATCCCATTGAAATAAATATTCATCAAAAATAGACTTGACAAATTAAATGTAAGTAATTATACTTACATCATGAAAGCAAAAAAGTTAAAAATAGGAGACGATTATGATAATAGACTTGCGTAAAGACGCACCTGATCAAATGGAAACTATTGATCCAGATAAACTTTCTCAAGAAGTTGAGAAATTAAAATCAATACAAAACCAAATATCAAATTTGGAAGCACAAGTAAAAGATTTAAAAGAAGATGAAAAATATTTTAGTTGTGTTATTATACCAAAATTAATGGAAGAGATGAATCTATCTAGTTTAAAACTTAGAGATGGTTCAGAATTATCTGTTAAACAAATTTATAGCGCTTCGATTAAAGCTGATAAAAAAGCAGAAGCGATACACTGGCTTCGAGAAAATGGCTTAGGTGATATTGTAAAAAATAATATTACAGTATCATTTGGTCAGAACGAAGATAACAAGGCAATTGCTTATGCAAACCTTGCGAGGTCTAGTGGGTTTGAACCTATCCAAGAGGAGAAAGTTCACCCACAGACACTCAAAGTAGTTATGAAGGAATGGAAGGACAAAGGTCAAGAAGTTCCTGAAGAACTATTTAATACGTTTGATGGAAATCAAACGCATTTTAAAAATAAAAAATAAATAATAAATAATAAGGAGAATATATGGCAAATACAAATGCTATGACTAAAAGAGACAGTGCAGGTTCACTGGCTACTATCAACTTAAGAAGTGATTCTGGTAGAGGTAGCGAAGAAATCAAATCGGATGATATGTCTACTCCGATTTTAAAAATCCTACACCAACTATCACCTGAATGTAATCCAAATGACGCTAAACACGTCAATGGTGCTAAACCTGGTATGATTTATGCTAAAGGTTTAAATACACTTACTGATGGTAATGAAGGTGTAGACATTCTTGTTGCACACGTGCAAACAAGGTATCCTGAATGGCAGGAAATGGGAGATACAGCAGCTCCACCTGTCGCAACACATTTAGCTATTCCAGCTGATGCTGTTGAGGAGAGAAATGGTAAGTACAGATTATCAAATGGTAATTATGTAGAAAAAACTGCATACTTTTATGTAATTGTTTTAGGTGATGAACCTAGACCTGCAGTGATTACTATGAGATCATCTAACTTAACACCAGCGAGAGAATTAAATCAGTTGATTAAAAATCTTAGATTTAAGGATGACAAAGGTGTTTATAATCCAGCAGCATATGCAGCAGTTTATAATTTAAAAACTGTTGGTAAAACTGCAGGAAGTAAAAGCTGGCATGTCTATAAACCATCTATGGCAAGAGCTTTAGATGTCTCTAAGAAAGAGGATGCGGACTTGTATTTAATGGCACAGGAATTTCAAAAATCTGTGTCTAAAGGTCAAGCTAAACCTGAATACGAGAAAAGCAATAAACCTAAGACTGAGGATATTGTATAATTCACTAAGTGAATACTTGCAAGAAGAGGTGGCAACGGGAGACTGCGGCCACCTCTTTAAATTAGGAAATAGATATGACAGATTTTATAAAGTTTTTTACAGGATTAAAACGTAATTACGGTTTTTGTAATATTAGTAATGGTTACAAAGATCCTAATACAGGTAAATTAAAATTTCATTCAGGTGATTATGGTTGGTCAGGTAGACCAATTACAGATCATGATTATCAATTACATTTAGATGGAAAAAAATCTATAGGTATACAACCTTGTGATGATAATGGTTATGCAAGATTTGGTGCAATCGATATTGATCCTAAAGTATATAAAGATTTAGATATACAATTTTATCTAAATACTATTCAAAAAAATAATTTACCAATCATACCAATTAAATCAAAAAGCAATGGATTGCATTTATATATATTTACAAAAGAATTTGTAAAAGCAAAAGAAATAAAAGAATTTTTAGAACAAGTATTATTTTTATTTAAACTACCTATAACAACAGAAATATTTCCAAAACAAACTAAACTAGGTAGCAATACAGAAGGTGATAAAATAAATGGAAATTTTATCAATCTACCTTATTTTAATAAAGATGAAAGAGTTGCATTAGATCCATCAGGTAATGAAATGTCATTAGACTTGTTTTTAAAATGTGTTGAATTAAATCAAATAACTTCAAAACAATTAAAAGAAATATCTAATAATATTATTAAAACAGAATTAACAGGTGGTAATGAAGAATTTAAAGATGGTCCACCATGTTTAGAAATATTAAGTAAAAATAAAATGACAGACGGTAGAGATAGGTTTTTGTATAACTATATGGTATTTGCTAAAAAGAAATATCCAGATGGTTGGAAGAATAAAGTTTTACAAGCTGGAAGAAATTATTTTGAATTTGATCAAACTTGGACAGATGATTACATAACTAAAAAAATAAAGAACTGGGAGAAAGATACTAAAGGACATACTTGTCATGATCCATTGTTAGCTCCTGTTTGCATTAAATCAGAATGTATTAAAAGAAACTTTGGAATATTATCTGATAAAAAAATTACTTGGCCAAGATTAACTAACCTAGTTAAAGTAGATTTTAAACCTGATCCAGAATATTATTTTGATGTAGAAAGAGATGATGGAGAAACAGTATCAGTACACGCTAGAAATAAAAATGAAATCAAAGATCAAAATGAATTAAGAGGTTTGATTATGGCGCAAGCTGATGAGTTACCACCACCAATTAAAGCAATGGAATTCTATGAAATTATTAAAGTATTATTAGCAACTCAAGATACAGTGCAACCGGCTCCAGGGACCACGCCTATAGAAATATTAAAGAAACATTTAAAGCATTACATACATAATACAAATGCAACAACATATAATTCATTTAAAAGTGGTAATGTATTAAAAGATAAAGAGTTTGCATATTTTGTTTATGATGAATTTTATAATGATTTAAAAGATAATGAATGGAAAAAAGATTCATCTAGAACTTCTTATATGATTGAAAAAATGTTTGAGAAAGAAGATGAAGATTTACCAAAACCTCAATTTGGTATTAAAAAAAGATTTCCAGGTAAGGATAAGAAAACAGGTAAATCATATCCAGGTGTAAATGAATGTGCAAAAATACCTTTATATTTATTTGAGAAAGATGATGATGACGAAGATGTTGTTGAAATAGCAGAGTATAGTAAACCAGAGGAGATAGTTTAATGATTTATAAATACTTCGGTCCTCCAGGTACAGGTAAAACACATAAACTAATTAATAGAGCAAAAGCTTATATTAGAATGGGAACTCCATTAGATAGTATTGGTTACTTTGCATTTACTAAAAAAGCTGCAAAGGTAGCTAAAGATAGAATGCCAGTAGATTCAGATAAATTAAATTACTTTAGAACTCTACATTCATTTGCATATGATCAATTAAATTTAGATGATACTAAAGTTATGCAACCAGAAGATTATGTTAAGATTGGCAAAGAATTAAATATTAAAGTTAAATACTACGATAAATATAACAAAGAAGAAATATTTTATTTAAATATTGAAAGTCCATATTTTAAAATGATTGGTAGAGCAATGAATAGATGTACAACTATAAGAGAAGAATATGACAGAAATGAACATAATAAAAAAGAAATCAAATGGTACATATTAAAAAATTTAGATGAAAATTTAAAAGCATATAAAAAGATTACAGGTAAGTTAGACTTCAATGATATGATTAATAGATTAATTGATAAACCTAATTTACCAAAATTTAAAGCTATATTTATAGATGAAGCTCAAGATTTATCTCCACTACAATGGAAACTATATGATAAATTAAAAGAGTTTGCGGATGATATTCATTTAGCAGGAGATGATGATCAAGCTATTTTTGCTTGGGCAGGAGCAGATGTAAATAGATTTATACAAGAACCAGGAAAAGAAAGAGTTTTAAAATATTCAAAAAGAATATCAAGAGCAGTGCAAGAACAGTCTGAATTACCATTAGAAAAAATTAGAGGTTTAAGAAAAGAAAAAATTTATTATGCAAGAGATTTTGAAGGCGAAGCTCTTAGAATAAATAACCTAGATCAAATAGATCTAACAAATGGTAAGTATTTAATATTAACAAGAACCATACATAGACTAGTGGAAATGACAAAAGAATTAAGAAAAAGAAATTTATATTATCAAACAAGTAAAGGTAAAAGTTTTACAGTTTCATTATACAATGCATCAGTTAATTATAATTCATGGTGTAGAGGAGTTGACTTAGATGAAAAAGAAGTTAAAGATATAGAAACATATATCGGAACTCCTAAGAAAGAATGGAATAAAGATGTTGAATGGTTTGATGCATTTGAAAATGCTCCATTGTTAGAAAGAGAATACATAAAAAGTATGTTAGATAATAATGAAAATTTAGATAATCCAGCGAGAATATGGGTATCTACTATTCATGCAGCTAAAGGTGGAGAAGAAGATAATGTTGTTCTTTGTTTAGATCTAGGAAGAATGGTTAAGAAATCAATTAAAAAAAGTGATGATAAGAATGATGAAGAACATAGAGTTTGGTATGTAGGAGCAACCAGAGCAAGAAATAATTTATATAAACTAAAAGCAAAAACTAAAAAGAATGAATACAAATTTTAAAGAATTATACATTATGTATAAACAGAATGGGATAGAGAACTTTCCTAATGGTGGGTGGCAGCATCAAGCCTGGTTAGCGAAGTTGATTTGGTTTCTCGATTCCCTAATTCATCATACTCAATCAAATCAATCACTGCCACAATAACTATGAGAATATTAACATCAGATATATTTATAATAGTAACACTAACTTATTTTATAATTAACATAATGGAGGTATTAAAATAATGACAGATAAAAGCATGTTTGAAAAACTGTTTCCACAAGATAAGCAGATAGGTGGGAATCACTATAAATCGTTTCACATTCAACCCTATGAGTTTATTTCAAAAAATAATCTTAGCTTCTTCCAGGGAAACGTAATTAAGTACGTTTGTAGGTACTTGCAAAAAAATGGAATACAAGATATAGAGAAGATAATTCATTATTGTGAATTAGAAATTAAAAAGATGAAAGATATGGAAAATAAAAAAAATAAAAAATAATGTTTAAATGTTTTCACTGTAAAAAAGAATTAATTTGGCAAAATGATTTTGATACTGAGGACACATATCCTGATTCAGAACATCAAATAGTATCTATGTATCAATGTAATAATAAAAAATGTGAAGCTTGGTATGAAGTTTACACAAATAAAAAGGAAAATAAATAATGTTAATGCCAACTACAGAATGGGTAGCACCTACAGAGTTTCCTGATTTAAGATCAGCAAAAGAAATAGCAATAGATTTAGAAACCAGAGATCCAGATTTAAAGAAACTGGGCTCAGGGGCCATAAGAAAGAATGGAGAAGTTGTTGGTATAGCTGTCGCTGTAGATGGATATAAAAATTATTTTCCAATAGCTCACGGTGAAGGACCCAATATGGACAGAGATAAAGTTTTATCTTGGTTTAGAGATATTTGTGAATCACCTGCTATAAAAATATTTCATAATGCAATGTATGACGTATGTTGGATTCGATCTATGGGTATTAAAATTAATGGATTAATTATAGATACTATGATTGCAGCATCTTTAATTGATGAAAATAGATACAACTATACGTTGAATGCATTATCTTGGGTTTATTTAAATAAAGGTAAGAATGAAACATTGTTAAATGCTGCAGCAAAAGAAAGAGGATTAGATCCTAAAGCAGATATGTGGAAATTACCTGCAAGTGAAGTAGGTGCATATGCAGAACAAGATGCGGCTTTAACTTTAGAATTATGGAAACATCTAGAAAGAATTATTATTGAAGATGATCTTCAAGATATATTTAATCTAGAGACTGATCTTTTTCCTTGTTTAGTTGATATGCGCTTCCTAGGGGTGCGGGTAGATGTGTCCAAAGCCAATCAATTAAAAACAGAATTGGCAGAAAAAGAAAAAAAATTATTGCAAGAAGTAGAAAAACAAACAGGAATAGAAACTCAAATATGGGCTGCAAGAAGTATTGCTCAAGTTTTTGATAAACTTGGTTTACCTTATGACGTAACTGAAAAAACATCTGCTCCATCTTTTACAAAAAATTTTATTACTAATCACAAACATCCTGTAGTTCGTATGATAGCAGAAGCTAGAAAAATAAACAAGGTCAGTACAACCTTTATTGATACCATTTTAGATCATGAATATAATGGTAGAATTCATGCAGATATAAATCAAATTAGATCAGATGATGGTGGTACAGTTACAGGAAGATTTAGTTATTCAAATCCAAACTTACAACAAATTCCTGCAAGAGATCCTTATACTGGACCATTAGTTAGAAGTTTATTTATTCCAGAAGAAGGAATGAAGTGGGGTACATTTGATTATTCACAACAAGAACCAAGATTAGTTGCACACTATGCATTAAGATTTGGTTATGATACAGCACAAATAATTGCAGATTCATATGCATCAGATCCATCTACAGACTTTCATCAAATAGTTGCTGATATGGCAAAGATACAAAGAAAAGAAGCTAAGACAATTAATCTAGGTTTGTTTTATGGAATGGGTAAAGCTAAATTACAAAATGAATTAAATGTTACAAAAGAAAAAGCAGAAGAATTATTTTCTAGATATCATGTTGAAGCACCATTTGTTAAACAATTAATGAATGGAGTTATGAGTGTTGCACAAGGTAAAGGTAGAATTAAAACATTATTAGGTAGAAGATGTAGATTTCCTAAATATGAACCAATACTAAGAGGTTCAGATTGGGGTACATTTGTTCCTGCAGAAGATCATGAAACAATGTTAGAATTAAAAGAAATGGGTCCATACTTAAAAGATCAAGATGGAGAAGTTATTAAAGATAAAAATGGTAATCCTAAAAAAAATTACTGGTATAATAATGGTCATAGAAGAGCATTTACTTACAAAGCATTAAATAAATTAATTCAAGGTAGTGCTGCAGATATGACTAAAAAAGCAATGGTTGATTTATATAAAGAAGGTTATTTAGCTCATATACAAATTCATGATGAATTAGATTTTTCTATTGAATCAGATAAGCAAGCTGGTATAATAAAAGAAATAATGGAACAAGCAGTAGATCTAAAAGTTCCAAATAAGGTAGATTATGAATCAGGCCCTAATTGGGGGGAGATTAAATAATATATGAGGAATTTTTATGGCTTATTTGAATGCAAGTATACCACCTATCTATTGCAAAATAAGGAAGGAATATCTTTATGATCTTAAAGAACATCACGGAGAAAGCGAAGAGTGCGTTATCTTTGGTATCACAAGTATGTCAGGACGTGCAATCTTATTTAACATCATGTTACCCAATGGTGCGTGCTTTTGGCGTTTGCCTATCTCAGCGTTTTTCCAAAAATCATATGATAGAGCCGCTGTGCCGGATATGCAGACGAACGAATTACAGTTGTGGAACTGTTTTAGTTATTGGCCTAGTGTTCATTGCTTTGATTGGTTGGCTGGCGTAGAAGGAAAATTTAAAGGCAAAGATAAAAAATTTTATAACGGACAATATTTATTTACGATTGACTGGGCTCACCCAGATGTTAATATATTAAACACGGAACATTCTGAAATTCCGCAAGAGCACAAATGTGCACACATAATGGCCTTAGATAATGGTAATTATGCAGCTCAACCTAATAATAGAATCATCTGGCATGTAAATAATTACACTACAGATAATTCCTGGCCTGATTACAAGGTACAAACAACTGTTTGGGATGTAGAAGGCAAAGACTGGATCACTGAAGATTCAGATAAAATGTTTTACGAGGTAGAAAAAAATGAAAAGAATTTGTAAAATATGTAATCACACTTGTCACTGTGTAGGAAGAGGATATCATTTAAGCTCAAATATTTGTGATATTTGTGATTGTAATAGATGTAGTCATTCTATTATTGAAGAGGTACCACCAAAAAAAGGTTTCTTTGCAAGACTTTGGCAAAGATATATTGATTGGATATTTGATGGTTGGAATTAATAAGTATGTCTAAAATAACAGAAGATACATCAGTAAAAACAGATATTAAAACTATTGGTTCACTAATAGCTGCAGCAGGTTTTGCTGTGTATATGTATATTGGTATGACTAATACTATTAATACATTAGAGACAAGACTTCAGTTAATGGAAGCAGATTTACTAAAGAAGGCAGATCAAGTTCCTGTTGACAAAGAACAATTTTTTTTATTAGAAGCTTTGGCTGAAGATACTGAAAAACAACAACAGTTATTAGATGAAAATTTACACGTTAAAGTTATGCTGGAAGCAGCTAGAGAAGATATTGAAAAATTAAAAAAAGATGTTGAAAAGCTTAAAGACGCAACAAGAGATATTAAATTTACTAATGGAAATGGAAACGGGCATTAACGCAGGAACCTTACAGGAGTATGATTATACTTGTGAAGATTTTGAGTGTGAATGGAAACAAATAACTGAATATTGGAGGATGTAATGGCAGGAATTGAAGATTTAATTAGAGTATTCAGAGGAACAGAAAATATTCCTATGGAAGATCAAATTAAATATCCTGATCGTGGAAAGTATTTTACAACTAATGTTGATGATGCAAAATGGTATGCTCAAAGAAAAGGAACATTAGGTGGTAAAGTTAACTATCTAGATTTAACAAAAGAAGAATTTGAAC